GTGTATGGTTGGCAACCTATTAGTGATTTAATTAGAGACGGAAAGGAAGAGGGTATAATTGCATTCAATGAAAGTACACCTCCTAATCCAAATGCTCCCTATGCCGTTGCAAAATATGGATGTGAAAAATACTTAGAATATGCTCACAGAAGTTATGGATTACCATTTACAGCAATACGTCAAACAAATGCTTATGGTAGAAAAGACAATGACTTTTTTGTAACAGAACAAATTATTACACAAATGCTAAAAAATCCAAATGAAATAAATTTAGGATACGGCGAACCTTATAGAAATTTTATTTACATTGATGATTTATTAGATGCATGGGAAACAGTAATTACAAATCCTGATAAATGTGCAGGGGAAATTTTTTGTATAGGACCTGATAATGCAATCAAAATTAAAGATTATGTAAAAATGATTGCAGATAAATTAGATTGGAAAGGTCATGTAAACTGGAATACAAAACCAGCAAGACCCGGTGAGATATATTTGCTTAATAGTACTAACCATAAAATTACAACACGATTAGGCTGGTTTCCAAAAGTAGAACTTAACGAAGGACTGGATAGAACTATTGCAGTTTGGAAGGAAGTTTTAGAAAAAAACTTGCCACACAATCAGGACCGCAGATTTTCTAAAGGCAAATAATGTTTAATGTAACATTAGTACAGCCTAATTTTCAGACTGGTCCTAAACACCTTAACAGTTACTATCTACCTTATAGTGTTGGTTCTCTTTGGAGTTACCTATTACAAGACGAGACTATAAAGAATAACTTTACTGTAAATAATTGGATATTTAGAAGAGAAGAACTACACGACGTAGTAGAGAGATGTAAAGATACTGATATAGTCTTTATAAGTCTTTATATTTGGAATAAAAATTATTGTCTAATGTTAGCCAAAGTTTTGAAAGAAGCATATCCAAATATTAAAATTATTCTAGGTGGACCAGAAGTACCTCACAGAAATCCAAATTTCTTTAAAGAAAATTATTTTATAGACTCTATTGTAATCGGAGAGGGAGAACTTGCTGTTTTAAATATACTGACTTCTTATTTAGAAAAGAAACCCTTAGAGCAAGTTTATGAATACGACAGAATAAAGGATTTAAACCTACCTAGTCCATATACATTAGGACTTTTCGATAATCTTATTAAGGATTACCCTGATATAGAATGGGTACCTACATTGGAAACAGATAGAGGTTGCCCTTATAGTTGTACGTTCTGTGATTGGGGAAGTGCAACAGCAAGTAAAATGTATAAATTATATGATGAAAGAATACTTGCAGATTTACAATGGGTAGCAGATAATAAACTTCCTTACCTTGCTTTAACATCTAGTAACTTTGGTATTTTTAAAGACAGAGATTTGATGATCACAGATATGATTATTAGTACAAATAAAAATACAGGATTTCCAAAAGGAATAAGTGTAAGTTATGCAAAAAATAGTAATGATACTGTATTAGAAATTGTTAAAAAATTTATAGATGTAAATATTCAAACAGGAATTACTCTAAGTTTACAAACAACTACAGAAGAAGTTTTAGAAAACATAAAAAGAAAGAACATGAAAATTAATTCTATAGAAGAAATTATAGAGTCTGCTAATGCTAAGAATGTTCCTGCATTAACAGAATTAATTTTAGGCATGCCAGGAGAAACAGTTGATACCTGGAAAAGTACACTAGAACAAATTTTAATAAATCAAATACCAACATTAGATGTTTACTTTTTACAACTTTTAGTAAACTCACCTATGTATGTTAAACAATTAAAAGAATATGATTTAAAAACATTTGATGCATATGATTTCTTTTATGGTGTACAAAATGAAAAATTTGAATATGATAAACAACACAAAATATCTGAATCTATAGAAGTTATTAAAAGTACAAACACTATATCAGAAGAAGAGATGGCTGAAGTATCTTTGTTTACTGTTTTTGTGTTAGGGTTTCAAATGTTTGGTTTGTCTAATATTATATCTACACATTTATACGAAACTCAAGGACTATCCTATATGAAGTTCTATGAAGGTCTATACAACTTTCTTTCTGAAAACGATAGTAATATAAATGTATGGCTTAAAAAGTTACAAAAAGGGTTTATTGATTGGAAAAAGACTGGATATATGGATACAAATATAGATGGAGTACATATAGAAGGCTGGAAATTCTTTCATTCGCTAATGCCTATTATACAACAAAACAATTTAGTATCACATTATATAAATCTTGTTGCAGATTATTCTAAACAATTTACAACGCCAGATATTTTAGAAGATTTTGTAAAAGTATCAAATCTTCAAATTAAACAATTTGAATCACAAATACACGATTCTGTTCAGGTTACAGTCAAAAGTAACCTTTTTCCAGCAAATTTAATTGTTTCTGATAGATACGGAGACTACTTGGATAAAAAAGAAGAGCATTTGGATATGCTCTTTTTTGGAAGACGTAGAGGATGGCACCTTAACAAAATAAGTCTTGACAAATAAATAAAGTTCTGTTAGACTAGTTTTTTTGAGGAGTATTATGGAAACTTATATTATATTTGCTATCTTTATTTTAGCGAACTCTTATTTCTCGTTTAAAGCAGGTGAGAAAGCAGGTAAATTTATTGGAATGTTATCTATTGTTCAGTTTTTCCAAACCAAAGGAGTATTAAAAGATAAAAAAGAAATAGTTGGGTTTAAAAGTTGGCCTGAGGCCTTACAAGTTATTTACACTGACCCAAGAGAAGAACTATTTGAGGATTAAACACATACATGGCACGAAGAAAAGCAGTAAGAAGCATTTACGTTACTAAAGAACCTGAATGGAAAAAAATAAAATTACTTACAGATCCATCAGAGCAAGAACAAGCATTTAAAAGTTGCGAATATTTTGTCCGCACAGAAATAGCAAAAAAGAAATTAGTATCTGCATCTAAGAAATGGATTAAAGAAAATTCAGGTTGGACTAAGGAAGAAATAAAAATTGTGAACGCCTGTCCAGACTGGAACTTTTCTAGTCCAGGAATTAGTCTTTTTATATTTGATAAAATAGGTTACATGCCAGAATCTATAGAAAAACATTATCACGAAAAAAGAAAAGATGAATGGATTATACGTGGTAAAAAGGCATTAGCAGAAAAGAAAGTTAAAGCAGAACAAAGTCCAAAAAAAGTAATTAGCATTCAAGAAAGAATGAAACAGCAAGTTGAAACTTTATGTGCTGAATGGGAATATCAACTGGACTGTTTTATAGAAGGTAAAATAGTAATTAAAGATTTTGATCCATATAAAAACATGTTAGTTTATCAGCCTGAAATAAAGGCCGCTCATGCAAAAATTATTAAAGATGATTTCCAACCACAATATCAAGAAGCATTAGAAGTTGTAGAATGGCAAGACGAACAACTTAAAGAAAGTTACAATTTTATGTCTGCAAAACAAAGAAAAGAATTCTTATCCTTTTTTGAGAAAATTAATACAGCATGTGATACAATTATAGAAACTAAAAAGACAACTAGAAAGGCTCGTAAACCAAGAGCACGTTCAAAAGAATCTATTGTTAAAAAACTAAAGTTCCAAACAAATTGCCCTGAATTAGGGATAGCAAGTATTCATCCTACTGACGTTGTTCATGCTAATGAAATATGGGTGTATAATACTAAAACAAGGAAGTTAGGTGTATATCATGCTATTAATAAAGACCCACGTGGCATGGGCAGAGACGGCCTTATGGTAAAAGGCACAACTATACAAGACTTTGATGAAGATAGCAGTTTTCAAAAGACATTAAGAAAACCTAAGGAACAAATTAAAAATTGGACAGGATCTGCAAAAACTAAATTTGCAAAAGCATTTGACGAATTAACCACTACAGGCATAAAGATGAACGGTCGAATTAACGACAATACTATCATACTACAAGCATTTTAATACAGAATTTGATAAATAGTACTATGCCAGTAGATCAAATAGGATATAATAACAGAGAAGAACTTATAAGTGAGTTACAATTACGTCTGGCAGATGGTATCGTAGACGTAGAATTAGATAGAGCACATTATGATGTTGCTATAGACAAATCACTTGCTCTGTATAGACAACTTAGTGCAGGTGCTGTAGAAGAAAGTGCCCTGTTTTTAACAACATTAGAAGGTGTAACAGAGTACACATTACCAGATGAGGTGATGGAAGTGCGAAGATTATATAGAAAAGGTGTTGGTACTAACAGCGGTGGCGGTACAAACTTTGATCCTTTTGATGTTGCATTTAATAACATGTACTTATTACAAGCAGGCCAAATGGGCGGACTAGCAGTCTTTGATGCATTTAGCCAATATAAAGAAGTTTTAGGTAGAGTATTTGGTAGTGAATATAATTTCTTATGGAATAGAAATACTAAGCGACTTAAAATTTTAAGAAACGTAAGACACGAAGAAGAAATTGCTGTAGGCATTTATAATTTTATACCAGAAAGTATCTTATTAAAAGATGTATATGCCGCAAATTGGTTGGCCTCTTATGCTCTTGCTCAGTCTAAAATGATGTTAGGTGAAGCAAGAAGTAAATATGCTAGTGGACTTCCTGGGGCAGGAGGAGCCATACAGTTAAATGGTGATGCATTGAAACAAGAAGCAATGGCAGAAATGGACAAAGGGCGAGAATCATTATTCCAGAAGGAAGAAGGTAATGCCCCACTAGGATTTGTAATAGGATAATGTTAATAGGGATAACCGGTTTTATAGGCAGTGGCAAAGATACAGTAGCCAATATGTTTGTAGAAAAAGGTTGTCAACATGACAGTTTTGCTTCTCCCCTTAAAGATGTATGTTCCAGTATTTTTGGCTGGGAAAGATCTATGTTGGAGGGAGATACAACTGAAAGTAGAGACTTCAGAGAAACACCAGATATGTTTTGGACTAAAAAACTTGGTGTACCTAATTTTACACCACGTTTAGCATTACAATTATTAGGAACAGAAGTACTAAGAAATCATTTTGATCAGGATATTTGGTTAAACAGTTTAGAATATCGTATTAGAAAACAAACAGTAAATTCACCATGTACAGTTATTAGTGATGCTCGTTTTAGAAATGAGTTAGATCTTATTAAAAATATGGGCGGAAAAGTTATTTGGGTACAACGTGGAGAATTACCTGAATGGTTTGATACAGCAAAAACGGCACACGAAAACGTTGTAAGCAGAAAGATAATGCAAACAAAATACAGAGACGTTCACGAAAGTGAATGGAACTGGGCAGGCTACCCAGTTGATTACATTATAGACAATAATGGAACACTCGAAGATCTAGCCAAGCAAGTTGAAGACATCAGAGACTGGAAGACTGGTGAATTTAAAAAATCTCTTAAATTAATATAATACCACATAATACCATGTAAATTCCGTAAATACGGTTAAATCCAGTATTTTGATAAATACATGTAAGATAAGATCTTAATATTAGGAGAATAATATGGCAACTTTAGTAAGTCCTGGTGTAAGTGTAACGACTACAGACGAAAGTTTTTACGCCCCCGCCGGTGCTGGTTCAGTTCCTTTGATTGTTATTGCAACAGCACAGGATAAAACAGCACCTGACGGTAGTGGTACAGCCGCTTTCACAACATCAGCAAACGCAAATAAACTTAAATTGATCACAAGTCAACGAGAGTTATTACAAAACTATGGTAATCCAACATTCAAATCAAGTGGTTCTACACCTTTACATGGTGATGAGCAAAATGAATATGGTTTACTATCAGCCTATAGTTTCTTGGGAATAGCCAATAGAGCATACGTTTTAAGAGCAGATGTAGATTTAGGTGACTTGGCATCAAGTGCCACAGCACCTACAAACAACCCTGCAAACGGTTCATATTGGTTAGATACAGCCGCAACCAGTTGGGGATTGTATCAACGTGTTTCAGGAGCATGGGTAAAACAAACAGTAAAACAAACAACAGCATCTGATGTAGATTCAGACGGTGTAACACCAAAAGCAAGTTTTGGACAAAACGGCGAATATGCTGTAGTCTATCTAACAAGTACAGGTGGTACACAACCTAAAATTAGTTTCTTCCAGAAACTAAGTGGTACATGGAGAAACATTGGTTCATCAGCATGGTCAAGTGCTGTAAGTGGATCAGCAGGTGATTTCCAATTTGCAAGTCATTTGGCTATCCCTTCCACAAAAAGTGGTGGTGGTTCATTAACAGATGGTGACGTTCATATTAGAACAACATCAGCAAACAATGGTTCAAATGTTGTAGTAAAATTATATAGTTCAACAACAAATCAGTTTACAACTGAATCTATAGTAGTAGATGCAAAGTCAGACTCTGTATATACAAATACATATAGTAATCCAGTAGTTGGTGATTTATGGGCTAATACCGAAGGCGAAGATGGTATTGCGAATATTACTTTGCAAAGACATAATGGTGCATCTACTTTAACAGTAGCAAGTTCATCAGCTCTTACAGGTACGCAAAGTGTTTCAGGACACTCTGGCAAAGTTAGTTTCAACATTACAATTAATGAAGGAACAACAATTCCAGTTACTTTCTCAACAGGTGGTGGAACAGCAACAGTTGATAATTTAGTAACTGATATTCAATCAGCATTATCAAGTGCTAACGCAGTAACAACTTTTGCAAATACCGTTACAGCATCTAACGATGGTGGTAAAATTACTTTTACAACAAGTACAGGTAAAGATATCAAAATAGCAGATGGTAACGTTGCAGGATATGGTTCAGCAAATATTAATATTGCCGCTGGAACATACAGTAACTTTAAAGACCTTAGTTTTACAGCAAGTGGAACAACACTAACAGGTGCGGCTACAGAGGGTGATCTTTGGTATGATAATAATGTTTCTAATACAAACGTTGATATTTTATATCAAAATTCAGGCTCATGGGCAACATACACTGGTGATGTACAATTTGCGGCTTCAGAGCCAACTAAGCAATCAGATGGTTCAAGTTCTTTATCAACTGGAGATTTATGGATCGACAGTAGCGATTTAGAAAACTTCCCTAAAGTTTACAAATATAGTGCCGCGGCTAAATGGGTATTAGTAGATAATACAGACCAAGTTAGTTCAGACGGTATTTTATTTGCTGATTTTAGAGCAAGTAGTGCCAGTGGTTTAATATCATCAGCAAACGGATTACCAAATCCTGCATTATACCCAAGTGGTATTTTAGCATGGAACAAAATGGCTTCCGTAGGTAATGTTAAAAAGTATGACGCAACAAACAATTTATGGAAAGATCATTCTGGTAATAAAGCAGATGGTTCACCTTACATGATGCGTAAAGCTCAAAGACAAGTTGTTGTTACAGCATTACAAAGTTCAATCACAGCAAGTTCAGAAATCAGAAACGAAACAAATAGATATAATCTAATTGCATGTCCTGGTTATGCAGAACTTTTAGATGAGATGATTACTTTAAGTACAGACAGAAAAAATACTGCATTCGTACTTGGTGACGCACCACTAAGATTAGCGGCTGATTCTACAAGTACGGCGGCTTGGGCAAATAATACAGCAGTTGCAGATGTAAATGGAGAAGACGGACTAGTAAGTTCATCACCATATGCGGCTGTATATTATCCACACGGTTTAGCAACAAACTTAGACGGTACAAACGTTATGGTTCCAGCAAGTTATATGGCTTTAAGAACTATTGCATTTAATGACCAAGTTGCTTTCCCATGGTTTGCACCAGCAGGATTCCAAAGAGGATTAGTAAACAACGTTTCAAGTGTTGGATATTTAGATTCAGCAACAAGTGAATTTGAAGCAGTTGCTTTAAGTGAAGGACAAAGAGATAGCCTTTACAGTAATAAAGTAAATCCAATTGGAAACTTCCCAGGAAGAGGTATTGCTATTTTTGGACAGAAAACTTTAAATCCTACAGCAAGTGCATTGGATAGAGTTAATGTTGCACGTTTAGTTGTATTCATAAGAGAAAGACTTGATGATATCGTTAAGCCATTCTTGTTTGAACCAAATGACGAAGTAACAAGAGCAAATGCCAAAACAGTAGTAGATAGATTCCTTGGACAATTAGTTGCACAAAGAGGTTTATTTGACTTTATCACAGTATGTGATACTACAAATAACACAGCGGCTAGAATAGATAATAATCAATTGTATATAGATGTAGCGATACAACCTGTTAAAGCAGTTGAATTTATTTATATTCCAATTAGAATCCAAAATACATTGGGCTCAACAGCATAAGTTTTATAACTTAACATTAAAAGGGCGGTTTTTACTGCCCTTTTTTGTATCAGAATTAAAACTAGAGTTAATAAAATTGACCCAAAGATGATAAATATTCGTATAATTAGTTCATAAAGAACAAATGGAGTAAAAAATGGCAACATCATCAGCAACAACAGAAACAAAAAGTAAGTTTGGTGTACCTACCGGAACCGGTACTTCTGGCATCTTAATGCCTAAATTGAAGTATAGATTCCGTGTAAGTTTTCTAAACAACTTTGGTGGTTCCACTAATACTGTTTCACTTACACAGAACGTTCAAAGTGTAGTAAGACCTAAAATAAATTATGAGGAAGTAATTATTGATAGTTACAACTCAAGAACTTATTTACAAGGTAAGCACACTTGGGACCCAATCAGTGTAACTGTAAGGGATGATATACAGAATAAAGTTGCAAAGTTAGTCGGTGCTCAGGTACAAAGACAACTTAACCATTTCCAACAAACAACACCAGCCGCAGGATCTGACTATAAATTCGATATGCAAATCGAAGTACTAGACGGTGTTAATGCAGGTGCTAGTGAAGTTTGGTTCCTAGAAGGGTGTTTCTTAACACAATCAGATTACAGTGATACTGACTATAGTTCTAACGAACAAGTCACAATTACTATGATGATACGTTATGATAATGCTACACACTTCCAAGGCGACAATGATGTTAATGGAAGAGTTGAAGCGGGTAATCCGTTCCCTGATGACAATACACTGGCAGACAATACTAATATTCTAGTATAATAACGGAGTACTCTAGTGAAATATACACGTTTTACTGGTAAAAATACAGTAGACAATTTTTATGCTAGAGACTTTAGGAATAACTACAGGTTTAGACCAGAAGTTAATCCTCCTAGACAGCAGTTCCAGGGATATGTAAATTTCATATTCAATAGGAATGTATTACAGTTATTAGGTAATGAGAATCTAACATTTAAAACAAGTATGAGCAGTTTGGTAAGAACTGCTCAACTTCCTGCCGTTGAATTCAGAATGGTAGAAAAAAATAATTTCAATAAGAAAAGAAATGTAACTACAGGAATAGATTATGCACCTGTAGACATTACTGTTTTTGATACAGTAAATAATGAATGGCTTACTGTCTTAATGAAATATTTTGCATATCTACATATGGACCCAAGGAATAAAAATAAATTTGGTGATAGAGATATAAATTTCAATACGCCAATGACAGAAGAATTATTTGGAAGCAAATTTGGAGACGGCGGTAAATTTCATAGTAATGAAGCAGGTATTAATTTACAAGTAGATCAAAACTTTTTTGAACGTATAGATTATATATTGTATGCAGGTGGAAAAGGTGTACAATATAGTATTATGAAGCCTATGATCAAATCCTTTGCACCAAAAAGTATAGATTATGCATCTAGTGACTTTATGGAATTTACAATGCAATTAGTATATGAAAACTTTACTACATTTGATATTGTAAACTTTGATTTAGCAACTGTAGACTTAGATAGATTTGAAGATATAGGTGACTTTACAATACCAGGTGAAGAAAATCTCAAACCAATATCATTAGAAACCGAAACAGACTTTGCATTCCTAGGTAATAAGTCAGGTAATTCAATACCTGGCATAGGTACTAGACCTAGAACAGCACAACCTTTACAAGGACCTAGCGATCCTATAGGAGATTGGTTAGACGAAAATCTAGGAGATGACCTAGGTGGATTTATAGGTGATGCTTTAGAATCAGTTGTGGCAGTAAAACCAACATATGGAGATTGGAAACAAAAAATTGAAAATGATCTTATAGACGGTATTGCTAGTGGAATTGCAAATGCAGTAACAAGGCCAGGTAAGGATAACGGAGATTAATAATGAGTACATCTCTTTATGAAACATTTGGTAGTGAAATAAATTATAAATTTACTGCTGGAAAATTAGAAGCATATTTAGAAAATGCTAGTGTAAAATTTCCATTGCCTGAAGCAAGTTCACAAATTTTAGCAGATTTGGCCAAAGTAAAAGAAGTTGCTATAGATCCTCAAAAATTAAGTGTAATAAAAACAAAACTTGTTGCAATAGGCTTTGGTAAAGAAAATGCTAATGCTATGGCTAAAGTACTTATACAAATAGCAAAAGTACAAAACATAGATCCAACTGCATATTTTGATATGAATGCAGATACTTTAAAATTAAGTGTAGATGCATTTGAGGCCATGAATGCTGTTAGACCAGCAGGTAATAAAGTAGATATCAAAGAATCAGTAGATAATTCAAGAAGTAAAGTTGCTAAATTAATCAAGGCCTAACATGGGCAAATTCGCTACAGGAAAATACGAAGTAGTCAACACAGATAAATTTGTTGGCAATAGAAATCCTACCTATAGAAGTAGTTGGGAACTAGCATTTATGCGTATGTGTGATAGTCACCCTAATATAAAAAAATGGGCAAGTGAAAATGTAAAAATTCCTTATAGGCATCCAGTAACTGGTAAGTACACAAACTATGTACCTGATTTTATGCTTCAATATATAGATAAGAATGATAATCCTCACGTTGAATTAATAGAAATAAAGCCTCGTAATCAAACAACAATGGAAAGTGCAAGATCACAAGGACAAAAATTACAAACAGTAATCAATTCTGCAAAATGGGTGGCGGCTCAAGAATGGTGCAAACGCAAAGGCATACGTTTTAAAGTAATAAACGAAGATCAAATTTTTTCAAACAAGAAACCACGCAAGGCGAAAAAACGTATTTCTAAACCTAGAATCAAATAAATACTAATATGACAAAGAAACTAGAAGAAGAATTTAATTTGCCTCCTATTGAAGAAGTTACTGAAAAGGAATCTTTACCTACTGTAGAAGAATCAAAAGAAACTATAGAAGAAGTACAAGGTGCTTTAAGTGTTAGTGAAAAAATAAATTTAGCATTTAAAGAAATTAAAGGATTAGAAGAACACGAAGTTGAAATGAACGACATAGCCAAAAAGGCTATAGAAAGTTACGAACAACTTATGAATCTAGGAATGAATGTTAGTGATATGGCGGCTGGTAAAGTATTTGCAGAAGCAAGTAATATGTTAAAGATAGCCTTAGATGCCAGTGATGCCAAAACAAAATCTAAACTACAACAAATAGACTTAATGCTGAAAAAAGCAAGAATAGATAAATTTGATAATAAAGGTTCTGAAGCGGAATCGGTTCAAGCAACTGTTTTTGATAGAAATGAATTGTTAAAAATTATTAATAATAAGGATTAAGATTTATTTTTGCCATGCTACAAGTTTAAATCTTTCTTCTGGTAAATCTAATTGCTTAGTAGTCCAAGCACTTTGCCCTACAAAATCTAAACCTATCCAACTATCTTTGTTTTCTAATTTATATTTGGCAAACTCTTCCCAGTCTGTGGAAAATATAATATTTTCTATTTCTTCTTTTTTAGATAAAACTGTATCTAAATTATTATCGTCCCATTCAAAATGAAATAATTCCATAGTATTATATCTACTATTATCCACATAATCTAAACTAATATCAATCCCCCACTTTGGTTTAATTTGTGTCATTTTATGTATAAGATGATTACCTTCTGCCCAATGTCCTAATTGTTCTAGTGCATAGCCGTGATAACCTTTGCGTTCAAATAAGTAAGAATGATTTATATGAGGGCCAGTAGTTTGATTTTCACTTAAAATCCATGGTTTAGCAATAGCACGTCTATAACGAATGAATTCAGGCTCTCCCATATTTACTTTGGCGTATTCTTGTTCTAAAGGACACAAATCATAACCTGATTGATCAAATAAGTGAAGCATATCTGCACCAGGACAATTCATTTGTTCTATAGCGGTACCCCATGTACCCATAGAATTATATTGCTCTGTAGATAATTTTAACATAATTGTATTTAGCAAATTATTTTTTTGATAATAGATTTTATGTAAAATGATAAATAAGTATATCAACGGAGTTATAATATGGAATTAAAAAATTATATAGCAGAATCATTTAGTAAAGAATATGCTTATAGAGTTAAACTTGCACACGATTGTGGTGCAGATCAAATGGACATGTTAGAAAAATGTTTAGCAAAATACAATTTTGTTAGTGCATCTCCATTTAAAAGAGCTCCAATCCAAGAAAACCCAGTAGAATTCCAAAGAGCAAAAAATGCCAATTTTACATCAGAAGTATGTAGTACAGATGTAATTTTAAAGTACCCAGTTAACGAAAGAATTTTAGAAGTATGGTTAGCAGTAAATATGGGAATAGACCACGAAAGAGTTCTTTGTTATGGTGTAAATGAGCCAAGACGTGTTGAAGCAGACATTCAAGCAGAAAGACTTGAAAACGATAAAGATAGAAAGGCTGACATGGACGAAGCAGAACTAACCAAAGAAGAACAAGCACATTATGAAGATGAGCAAGATGAAAGGGTTAAAGATTATGGATTTGGCGAAGATTTTAACGAAGCATTTTTAAAAGAATTACAAAAAATCAAAGACGAAAAAGGTGAAGATTACTTTAGTAATTTCCTAAACGGTTATCCTACAAAGGATGAACTAATGGGAGATAATTTAAGACCTATGTATGATGCACTTACAGGTATGCCTAATATGGGTAGAGGTGCAGAAAACAGTAAAGCAATAGATGTAGTACCACAATCTGGTTCTAGAAGTAGATAATGAAAGTAAACCACGTAACAAATGAAAATGTTGTTTCTCCTGAGGAAATACAAAAGGCCTCAGATACATATTTTCAATTGAAAAGAAATGTTGGAGAGGTATATGCTCAAGCATTTTGGAATAAGTGGAGAGAATCTGGAAACGTAAATGCCGCACTTAGAATGGCTAATAAAGAATATGATAGACTTATGATGAAAGATTCAGAAGAACCTAAAATTTCATCAGACGCAGAAGTTGTTGCAGAAGCAATGAGTGATGCTTATGGTGTAGTAAGTATGGAACCAGAAGTAGAAGGTTCCGTAGAATTTAAACAGCATAAAAATACTGATAAAGGCTCAGTAAGTATAGAAGCAAGTGGGGAAACAATGCAAGATTTAGCAGATGTACTTAAACTTGCAGGACTTACATTACCTAAAGATATGCATAGCGACAATCAAGCATCAGCACATGATGAAGAACCAGAACAAGAAGATGTATTAGTGAAACCTAATAAAGATGATGACTCGCCTTGTGGTAGTGATGATAAAAACGATAATGTATCTTACGAAACAGATAAAGAAATTCTAGTTAATTACATCAAAGACAAACTTAAAAAAAGCATTTCTTAACACCATTTCCACATAAATAACTATTATGGCAAGAGGAACAGTAGATACCGGTCTGGTTAAACAAGGCTATACTAGAACAGCATACAACCCAGATACCCTAGAAGATTTTAAAAATTGTGCAGATCCTGTATCAGGTCCTCTGTACTTTATGACTAATCATGTCAAAATCCAACATCCTACTAGAGGAGGAATAGATTTTGACCCTTTTGCTTACCAATTAGATCTAATTGAAAACTACAACAATTACAGATACAGTATAAACATGCTGGGCAGACAGATGGGTAAAACCACTGTGGCGGCAGGATATTTGCTGTGGTATGCTATGTTTAAGCCTGACAGTACAATATTAGTTG